TTTGGCTTTTGTAATGATTCAATAGTACGTTTAACTAACTTAATACGATCATTAACAGCATCACTATATCCAGCTAAACTTTCTGCCATTACAGCATTGCGTCCCATGTAAGATTTAAACTTGCGGAGTTTATTCATTTCTTCACTTAGGCCTACAATGTGTGTACCAAACTCGTCAAAAGGTTTGCCACCTTCTGCTACATGGCGTGCCATTGCTCTTGCACCACTTAGGTGTTTGAACGGATACATAAAACGTTCGCCTTCTGCACTTTCAATATATATTTTACCAATGCTGCGTGTACGTCCGCCTGCAATTTCAGTATTAATATTTTCATTATGTTTAACTACTAATCTAGCGCCATCAACTTTCTGATAACTTACACGACCTGTGCCGTACATTTTTGATTCACTCATTGTTTCTTCTCCGCGATTTGCTGCTAAAAATTTATAATCTCTTTTATCAAGATTTGACTTGTTTATATTTCTAGTATCAAACGTCATTAATCTTTTTTTACTAAATTGTCTCATTTCTTTTAAAAAATCGTACCATTTTTGTTGTGTTAATTCGTCCTGTTCTGATACAAAGTTATCACTATACATGATTTCAATACTATTTTCAGATAAGCTTACACTTACTTTACCTAAATTAATATCTCCTTCCTTGTAATCAAAATCAAAGAATCTTGAATCACCTGGAATGTTAGTAACTTTACCGTCAGCGTCACCTAAAGTAACACCCGGAAAACGTCCGCGTATTTTATTAAAAAGTTCGTCTGCTATTAGATTTAAATTTTTCATTATAATATATTTATCCATAGTTGCTATTAACAAAGATAGGCATTGGCGCATCGTAATCATCCATACTTTCTGCTTGTGTAAAAGTATTATATATCCGCGGATCCCAGTCTTTTAATACTGCCATCATTCTAAGTGCAAGTAGTGTTGCACTTATTAAGTCGTCACTTTGCCCTGACTTTGCTTGATAACTACTTCCTGTAGCAACAAAGCTTTTAAGTTCTGAAATAAATGGTTTACTATGTATTACCATTTTGTCGCTTTCTAACATAGTTTTAAGTCTACTACACGCTGTGATTTTAGTACCATGGGTAGTGTTAAATCCCTTACGGAACTTTCTTACGTGACCTTTGCGCATAGGCTCACTTACAAATAGTCCCGGAATGTTTTCTTCACCAAAGTCATTAATAACAAGTAGACATGCTTCACCAATGCCATTGTTTTCAACACTCCAGTATATGCCGTTAGAATTATTAGTTTCTGTTTGTATGTACTTACATATATCTGACAGTACTCTTATTTGTCCTGGTATAGCTGTTTGATTATGTTGCCATTCAGCAACTTGTATATAACTAGGTAATTCGAATACTTGTATAGCAGCGTTGTCTCCGCCTGTGCCCATACTAGGGTCAAGTGCGACTGCATATGTAAACTCTGGAGAAGGCTTCTTATACCAACGTGTTTGGCCCATATTTAACAACGGGGTTGAGCCTTCCATTACACTTAACTTCAAACTGTTAACAAGAGTTTCGTCAAATACTAAGAACTCACAACCATACTCACGTCTAAACTTTTCTTCGCCGATCCGTCCAACTTCTTCTACCTTCCAGGCATCGTCTCTGTCTGGATGTTCGCTCCAATGTGATATAAAGCTATGAAAGCCGTTTGAACCTATATCTTGTTCATTACCATGTTCGTCAAACTTATTTTCTGCTTGTTTCCAAATGGTTGCAAAGGTATCTTCATCTGAGTTTGGTGTGCTTGTAATAATAGCTCTACCACCAGTTGCTAGTGTAGGAGATATTGAAGTCCAAAACTCTTCTGCGATATTAGGTTGCACAAATGCAAACTCGTCACAGTACAGTAACGAAATACTCATACCACGTCCTGTATTTCCAGTAGTTGTTTGTGCTACAATACGTGAACCATTTTCAAATTCAATTGATTGTTTGTTGTATGAGGTAACACCTGCTCTAATATGATCAGGGCAACTTTCATACACAAAGCGTATACGTGACATAATTTCTTGTGCGCCTGTGTATTTGTGTGCAGCAACTAGAATAGTTTGATCTGGTACAAACATTGCATACCATGCTAGATAGATACTAGCGCATGTAGTCTTGCCTGTTTGTCTAGGCATCATATTAATGTTAAAACGATAGCTATGATAACTGTCCATTAATCCTAGCTGATAAGTGTACGGATCGTATAATAACTTACCTTTGACAGGATGTTGAATATATGCAAAGTTTTTAGCAAAGTATAAGTAACCTTTATCAGGCTCCATGCACTTTATTAAATCTTCCATCTGTGCTTCTGTATATGTTTCTTGCTTATTCGCCTTTTTAATTAAGACGCCGTCTAATGATGCTGCCATAATACTATTTAACCTATAATGTCGTCGTAGTAGCCCGTATCGAACCTAAGATCAAACAGCTTACGTTTGTCTTGTTGTATTAGTACAGGCACTGGTGATGCATTAGGACCGTTAGTAGGCTCGCTCCAAAGCCATTCGTAATCACCGTTGTCAATTTTTTTGTGTAATTTTTTTAGTCGTCTACGATTGTAGTTAGGACAAATATAAACAATGGCCTGGTTGTTGCCTAGTGGCTCAACTTCTCCAGACCATTGTATAATTTTTATTTCGCCTTTTTTATGAGCGGCTCCACTCCAGGGACATACAGGTTTAATGTGTTGGAAATATTCTTCCCAATTAACCTCTTGACTTCTTGCCACGACTCTTTTTACCTCTAGAGCCCTCTGTTGTCTTGATATCTTCGTTGCCACGTGATGCTTTTAATTTCTTCTTACCACGTCCACGTCCTGCCATTATAGCGCCTCTGCCCTCAGCAGTTTTCTTTTCGCTTAGTGCGGCCCAAAGTTGATCTCTAATTGATTCAACAGCTGGATCTTTTACACGAATTGCTTTTGGATTTTTTGGTCTATGCATATCATCGCCTGTTGCAATAATATCATCTTCACTACCATACTCTTCGTCTGGTGAGTTAGCCCAATTTTCAGATGCTTCTTCTTCTGCAGGAGCCTCATCATCTTCACCAGCTGACATAATAGAACGCATAGTTGCCATATCCATTTCTTGTCCTTTTGCTGGTAGTTCCATTTCTGGTTCATGATCATGTACTACTGGTAACTGCGGAGCATTGTCAATTCCTGCTGCCTGTTGCATTAATGAAATCAAATCTGCAACATTTTCTTTACCTGATGCTGTAACACTTACTGTTACTTCTTGTCCGCCACCTGGCGCCATTTGTGGTGCTGATGCGTTCATTGGCATGTCGCCACATTCTTCTACTGATTGTATTGATTCTAAAATTGACTTCATGCTTCCTGCATCTGCTGGACCTGCGGGCTTTTTGCCTTGGCCTGCATCATCAAAGTTTTTTAGAATGTCTAGCATATTACTCATAATTAACTCCCTATTGGACTTTTGCTGTTTGTTTCTGTTGTTATGTCTTTGCTCTCTCCAGCTGTTACACCGGCTACAGGATCAACTTCTCTTTCCTTACGAGCAACTTCTAACTCTTTTAACAGGTCCATAACACGATTTTCACCTACTGAATCTTGACCGCTTTCGCCGCCCATATCTTCTGTGTTTAATATAGATTCGTATGGCTCTTCACCTTTTGGTTCTTGTTGTAGCTCTAATGGTTCACCTGGAACTCTAACTACTATGTGTGCCGCTGGTATATTACAATTTGCGGCAATGTAATTTTCTAGTACTTCGCTTGTTGTAGGATAGTTAACATCTATCTCCCAACACTGTACTTCCATATTTTTTAATGTTGGAAAATCTAAAGGAGCTTCCTGTATTGGTGTCTTCTTCATAGATGAAATACTTTGAACACTAAATCTTTCTAAAGAAGTTTTTAATTGTGCTTCACAGTTTTCAGGAAGATCACCTGCAACCTTAATTAAAAAGCTATAAGTTTTCTTTGATTCTATTAATATATCGCTAAATGATTTCATCGTTAATTTCCTATTATATGTTATTTATCTTTATCTAAGCCTTTTAGGCGTTCTAATAGACTGTTGCGATCTGTAACAACATATCCCTCTCCGGATACTAATCCGTCATCACTACCATTAGTATCTGAATCCATTTTTTGTTTTTTGAGTTGAAGTTCAATCATCTTTAACTTCTTATCCATCTTTGCTGTTTTTGCGTCGAGGCTTGTTTTTAACATATTACCAGCAACTTCAAATACTCTACCACTATAACGACTTTCTACATTCATACCTAGTGTCATTAAATCATCATAGGCATCTAATGCACGTTGAGCAATATCTTCTAATTCATTGTCTGCTTTATCACCTAACCCTTTTACAGCTGGTAAAGCGGCGGCAATTTTATCGAAGTCAGCCATTGTGCTAAACGTATCTTCTTGTTCAACTATTGCCGCTTGTTTCTTTGACGCATTATCTTGTTGCTTTGCATCGTTGATAATGTCTTTAGAATCAGGCAAATCTAATAGTTCTTCTAATTTTTTTGTCATAGTAATACACCGTTATTATACATGATATTTATATCTTTAGAATAGCCCAGTAATTTAAAATCTCTTTTGTATGCTTTATGTACTTGTTTTATAGTACTCTTTGTATAATAGTTAATGTATTCATTCTTACTATTAGTTTTATTTAAATGCATTAAATCTTCTGTTGTACCTAGTATGCGTTTTAAATAAGTGTTTACTTGATCTATTTGTTCAAAGTAAAAAAGACAATCTACATCTTTGTAAGGGTGTTGAAAGGAACCTAATGGAACATATGGAAGTAACGTACAAAACTCTTCAAATGAATTTGGCTTATAGTTTTCATTCCATTTGTGGTACCAATCTAAATTAGATGTTTTATTAAAGTAAACATCAGTTTTTTTCATAAGATCGTCCATATCTACTTGATGCAAAAATCTATACAAACTGACTGCTCGTGAATATGGATTTCTAGTAATAGCAAACGTTTCCCCTAACGGAGCATCTAATGATTGCAAGTCTTCTGGTGTTGCATGTGATAACTCATGTGATGACCAAGATTCTTGTGCGTGTTTTAAAATGTATGCACTAATACTTTTGCCAGCTGTTTTTGGAATATGTACAAATGTATAGCGGCATCCTAAATGATTAATAAATGTTAGATTCATCTGCGTCGACCTTTATGAAATATGTCGCCCTCATTAACTACCCTAAAAAATATTTTCTTTTGCTTACACCATATTCTTGCGGCTTCCCATTTAGCCTGATTAATAACATAGTGTGCTTGGTTAGCTCTAGACTTTCCAAGTTTTTCTTTAACTGTTTGATTTTCTGGTTTGACTTCGATAAGCTCTACACGTTGCTTGCCATCCTTGCCGCCGTATGCAATAAAGAAGTCAGGTACGTATACAGTATACTTGCCTGTAAATGGATGTCTATATGGAATTTGTACTGCTTCACTAGCCCACTGTTGAACACTAGGATGTTCGTCACAGAATTTCATAAAAGCAAACTCCCAACTTGACCTATACGTTGGTATTCTTGATCCTATATATTTTTCTGCATTTTTTGGAGTAAACTTTCCTTGTGCAAATCTACCCATAGCATTAGTTAAACCTTATTGTAAGGCCGCCCTTTAAATTCAAAGGACCTCTAATTTCCGATGGACCTTGGTTAGTACCATTGTATGGTGCTTCATATAAAATTACTGGTGATGACCCTGCTAGACTTTTAGTCTGTAGCCATCCTGAATCAAAAGGGTCTGAATAGTCGTCACCAATAAACATAGTAGTAGCGTCTTGCTCTTCTAAAGTATTACTAACATAATCTTTTATATTTTCCCAATCCCAGCCTCTGTTGTGTTCTAATACAGTTGCTAAGAATCCACATGCAACTGGACATGCGGCTGAAGTACCGTTAAAATAAGTATCTTCTGCTGTTCCGCCATCTGCTGTTAACCCTGAGTAAGTATTATCAAATCTAGGTACAATACTAGAACCATCGCTAGGTGAAGCCGCGCCTAATGTACCATCTGCTGGTGCATAAAAATCCACTGCTGGACCACAATCACTATAATATGCCTTGTTGTCAATACTACCTATAGCAGTACCTTCACTCCAGTCATCATCTAGTGCGCCAACATTAATTGCTTTAAATCTACCATCAGCTGTTGGTCCAACACATTGTGGCCAACCAGGTCTGTTTACAGATGCATATGCATTGTAATAGTTTCCTAATTCAATTTGATTAGTGTCGTCTATAGTTGCACCACTTGCACTCCAGTGAAAGTTATCCCAATTAGGATGATCTGGTAACACCTGTTGCTGGCTGTCATTACCTGCGGCCATAACTAATATTACACCTGCGTCTGCGCATTCATTTGATGCTGTAAATAAACTGTTTGGTTTAGGATAGTGTTTTACACGACCATCGCCATTAGTTCTTATAACACGATAATTGTTAGTTGCAGTAGTATTACTACTAAATTGATAGTCAGTACCTCTAAAATTAGACCAACCACTAGTCCTAGTTGATACACGAAATCCCCAACTATTAGAACTAATAGTAGGATCTTGTTTTCCGTAAGTAGGATTAATAGGCTTGTGTAAGTGGAATATTTTCATTACATCAAAATATTGTTCGAATCCTAAAAACGAAGAACCATATGCATCAACAACCCACTTGTTAGCATTATATGCCCACCCATGTGTTTTACCAAATGTTAAACTTGCACATTGTGTTCCGTGTGTTCCATCGCCTGGTCCTACAGTATTTGAACCATGAGCTCTGTTTCTAGTATAATTGCTTGTTATAGTTACAGTACCAATATTTGCAAACTTTGCTGAACGATTAGAACTATTTGCCCACCAACTTCTTGCTACACTTTCTACAGGAACACCAGTACCATCCCAACGTGTAATTAATCTATTACTTGCATCTGCATTAAAATAATCAGGGTCAATATAGTATGGACTATCTAATACTAAATCTAATACGTTACATAAAGGAGAAGTAGCATTACCTGCATCTCTGCCGTCTCTACTACTTAATAAATTGCCTGGTATAAAATCTTGTGGAACTATGCCAGCTTCACTTCCGGCACCTGAATTAACTGTGTCATTTATAAATTCTGGATGTCCTATCCAGCTTCCGTTATCGCCTACAATAACATCAACACCTACGCCTGTACCTCTTTGTGCAGGAATGTCTGCTATTACTGCTGACCTATCTCCGCCTGCCCAAGGATTTGCTTTTTGTCTCATACGCAACAGTTGACTTGTTACTGCGCCATTGTCGACATTTGTTGTTCCGCTATAGTTTTGACCATAAGCAAGATAATTTCTTACATTGCTAGTGTATCTATTTTTCTGTGGAAGATCACAACGTAATTGGTCTGAAGGAATTTGCATGTCTGGATAACGTGCAACATCAAGATTTACATATTCAACTTCTGGTAGTTGCTCAACTTCTGCTTTTTCAGCATCAGTAAGCATGTATGTACCTCTTGTTAAACTTTGTAATGTATAATTTTCACAAATAACTTCTCTGTCAGGCACATTACTAATTGATGTGCTAGTAGTAAGATATTCGTGTACTGTATCAAATGCATCTTTAGATACTGCATTTATAATATAATATTTTTCCATGCTTTACCTTTAATGTAAATCTACCCAACCAGTGGTACTGTCTCCTGTGTCGGCTACATATGCTTGAACCTTGCCTGTTTCGGAGTTATAAATTGTGTCTCCAAGTGCAGGTGTTAGTCCATCTCTTTGTGCATTTGTAAAACTAGCTAATCTAAATGGACTTTGTGTTACTTCTACTCTTGTTGCGGCAGTAAGTTTAATATTAGCTTCTGAGTATAATTCTGGATCACCTGGAGCAGTTGCTATAATGTTACCTGCAACAGTTAAATCGTTACTAACTGTAAGATCATTATCTACTGTTAAATCACTGTTTATTACCAATGCAGGAATAATAGTAATACTACTCGAATCGTCTGTATCAATAGTACTTGTGGATAACGTAAAGTTTCCTATTTGGTCGCCTGGGTCTTGGAATGTATATGTTCCGTCGCCGTCAGTAGTTAGTACTTGACCATTTGTACCTTCAGCAATACCTAAGTTTAATAAAGTTCTTCCTGCTAATGCGTTTGCTACGTGTGTTTTAACTGCACGTTCAGTAACCAATGCACTTGCACTATTGTCAGCCATAGTTTCATCATTACTAAACTCATCAACGTTTACACCTAGCGACATACTAATAGCAGTTAACGATCCAAAGGATGATGGAACATTAACTAAGTCGCCGTACTCTCTTGAGAACAGTAAATTACTAGTGTCTGTTAGTTCATTTAAATCTATTGGTATGTTAGGTTTGCTTGTTAAACTATCGTACACGCCGTCAAACAAATTTGACCCTGTATCAGTTAGATCACTTATATCTACTGGTATTGTTGGTTTACCTGTTAAATCTGCATATGCTCCACTAAACAATTCAGGGGCGCCAGTAAGTGCCGCATATTGTCCATTGAATGCATCATTAATACCATATCCTGCAATAGTTGTAGGTCTGTTTGTAACATTTATAAAATCAATACTAGTAGCTTCGACGTTTCTAAATACAAAATTTCCAGTTCCATCTGTGCTTAATACTTGCCCTGCACTACCGTCTACAATTCCTAAATCTGTAATTGCTGATGGTAAAGTTGGTCTGTTTGTCAAGTCCGAATAATTACCTGTGTATGCTACATTGTTTAACGGGTCAGTGTATCCACTAATATTAGATGCAGGATCTGATGTTAATAATCTGCGCCATACTGAAGCGTGTGCATAGTACAATGCACCAGTTTCATGTACGTGTGCAACCATGCCGTGATATGTAGAAGCACTAACTGCATTTAGTTCTGATTCTGTTGCAAATACATTGCTGTAAAATATTTTGTTAGGACCAAAGTCTATATCACCATTTAGTAGGTTATCACCGTCACCTAATACTGAATATACTTCACTAAAGTTATCATTTACTTTATCGGCGCCGTCACGTAAACTATCGCCTGCTCCATCATTAGGTACTGTACCTATATTAATAAGTTGTTTTGCCATTATTATTCGTCCCCGTCAAAGGTAATTGTTCCTGAGTCCAACGTAAATCCAGTTGCACTGAAATTTGTTCCTACGCTTGTATTTATGAATATCTGCTCTGGGGTACCTTCAATTATGTTTCTCTTTTCGTATTTTATAATTGTTTGATCTCTTTTAAATCCAACAGCACTTGTTTTCTTTCTATTGTAATTTAGTATCTCTGCAATAACTGCACTAAGTTTTAAATCGTCAAGACCTTTTAAAGTTTGAAGTAATGTATATACATCAATACTATCCGCCTTTGCTTGTTTTACAAGTACTGTACTTACAGCTAATGATGCAGTTTTATCAAAGCCTCTTGATTCAAAAAATCCAAGTACAGTAGTTAATTCATTGTCTGTTAAACTAATAGGTTTGGTATAATACTTGTCAAAGAATAATGTAACATCTCTATCAGATTTTTTAGAAATATTTCTTATAGGTAATCCGCTCATGTTGTTTGATCCAATGCTTTATCTTTATATAGTTGCTGACTACCTGAGGGTAATAATTTCCAGGCTGTGTTAGCACCGTTAATTCCATTAGCGCCGCCGTCATTTAAATAATCATTTAGGAAGATATTCCTTGCTGTATCTTCTAGTACTGCTGGATTAGCAAGTAAAGTCTCACGCTGTGTATTTGGACTATTTGGTACTAATGTCGAAGGTTGTGTTGTTGTTCCACTACCAGCATTATTTTGAGGAACAACAGTATTTTGTAGGCCACTAGTTATGTTTACTGATGTTCCTGTTGCATCTTGTATTACATCTCCAGCAACTCCTGCTAAATCATCTACTATACCTTCTGGAGTTAAATTTGAAATATTTCTTATTAATTGAAATGCACCTAGTGCCGCTTCTAATGGACTACCGAAGTTTTCACCTGATGAAATATAATCATACAAGTCAGCACCTGCACCAAATACTCCGTCAATGCCTAACTGTCCGCCACCTAGTAAACTAATTGGCGATGGCTGTCTATCGTAATGCGAAGCATCACCAAATCCAGTTGGTTCGCCTTCTGATCCTGCTGATACTTTTCCTCTAGAATAATGTACAGCTTCATATGCTACTGTAATATTATTTTGCATCATGCCTGCTTGATCTGAATTGTCTACAGTGTCATGTGACCAATTTGTAATAATTGGATTAACAATAGTG